ACAGTGCGAAATAGTGATATTTGCGAATAAGTATGTCCCAACATCATATGATTTATGCGATGAATGCTATCTTGAGCTTGCAAAATGGCTTGTAGAGAAAAAAGCAAAGCATGTTTAGTATAACTAACTGCTTATTTAAGGACTGAGTTCTTAAAGGAGTTTGACGGTGCAAGAAACACCATTCTCTTTTAAAAATGGGCGGAATAGAAGGAAAAATATGGCTTCTAATGGACTTATTAGGGCTTTTGATAATTATAAAGATTATTATGAAAGGCATGGAGCGGATGAATCGCTTGTAAATGCGTGCGTAGAAGCTGCAAAGACCGCATTTTTGGATGAAAGGGATGAAAAATACGGTCTTATCATTACAGGCACTACAAAGGGCTATATTAACGAGATAGTCCAGACAAAAACAGGTGTCGGATTCTTTGATCTTGAGAAATATGCGATAGCTAATGACGTTGAATACACGATATTAAATTCCGGGTATGATGTCTACCGGCTTGAATCTTTTTCGAGATTTGAATCCTACATGCTTTATGTTGAACGTGACAGAAGGCAGGAAAAACGGTTTTATCTGCCCAGGAGATGCACTTTGGGAGTTGTAGCCAATGATATGCAGCGCCTAGAAGATGATGAGCTTGATGTATATGGGCTTAGCCTTCCGTCACGAACCGGAAAATCGAGTATATGTATCTTTTTCCTCTCATGGGTAGGAGTAAGGAAACCGAATAGCCATAATGCAATGGGTGGGCATTCTGGCCAGCTTGCAAAGAGATTTTTCAGAGGACTTGATAACATAATCGAGACACCGGATTATCGATATGAAGAGATTTTTCACTTGTGGAATCCGGAATATAAGGTGGTTTTACAAGCAAAATCATCCGATCCTGCCGAATTTACGCTTAATCTTGGTTCGCCTGATGAGTTTTCGACATTTACCTGCAGAGGAGCAGACGGAACATGGACCGGTGCTATTGATGTTTCATCCGATGGTTATCTGTATGTAGATGACCTTATACGTGACAGAGAGCATTCACTTAGTCCGTCGCGAGTTGAGAACACATATCAGGAGTATCAGAACAAGATGCTTGACCGTATGAATGACGGTGCAAAGAAGATGCTTGTAGGTACTTTGTGGACGGTTAATGATCCGCTTGAGCGCGAAAGAAAGCTTAATGAGGACAATCCAAGGGCTTTATTCAGGAAAATACCGGCCTTAGATGAGAATGATGAGAGCAATTTTCAGTATACGGTCAAGGGATTTTCAACTCAGTATTATAGGGATATGCGAGACAGGCTTGATAAGGCTGAATGGATGGCGAAATTCCAGCAACAGCCTTTTGTTAGAGAAGGTCTTACGTATCCTATCGAGGAACTTAGATTTTTTGATGGGTTCTTACCTGTTGGGAACTGCTCAACTATCGCACACATAGACGTTGCATTTGGTGGCGGAGACAGACTTTCAATGCCAATATGCAAGGATTTTGGCGAAGAAAAGAAGTATATCGTGGGTTGGATACATGATAGCCGTTCACCCGGATTTACGGTGCCAAGGGTTGTAGATGCGATAGACAGATACTACATAACAAAACTGTTCATAGAAAAGAACTCAGGTGGACAACTTTATGCAGAAAAAGTATCTGAAGAAATGAAGAACAGGGGCATAAACCATTGTAAGATTGAGCTTTATTCCGCGCCTAACAAGATTTCAAAAAATGACAAGATCAGCGGATATTCAGACTATGTAAAGCGTAATTTCTTGTTTTTACAGACGAAAAGCCGTGATTTTTACGAAGAGGATATAGATTATTATAAAGCAGATGCCGACTACCGCAAGGCACTAGATGAGATGACAACATTCAGTATTGAGGGAAAGGGAAAGCAATTTGATGATTCGCCGGATTCCATATCATCACTTGCGATGAAGATGGATAACAGGCGGTCAACAAGAGCAAGGATTATTAGTTCACCGATATGAGCTTAAACGAGAAAACGGTAGACGAAAAGACTTTTAAAGAATGTTGTGATCTAATGCTGAGCGGTAGGATGCACCCAGAAGTGGCAGCATATCTTACAGGATTATCAAGACCTACTTTCTATAAGAGAGTTAATCAATATTATGATCCTGAGAAATATGGGGAGCTGCCTGAAGATTTCTTTTCCGGAAGAAAAGGGGTATGGAAAGAAAATACTGGGTGGATAAAGAACAGTGTGGCTGTTCAAAGATATATTGAGAATCAAGAAGAAAAAAAGAAACGCCGGGTAGAGAGAAGAGAACGATTAAAGGAAGAGTTGAGAAGGAATAAGCCGTTAAAAGCGGATAAACTTCCCAGATTGGAGGATTGATGGTAATCATATTTAAAACTGCGGTAACGGTAATCGCAATTGCTATGATGGGGTTGCTTATAGCTGTGGAGATAAAGAGCGATGATACCGGAAAGATAGTTGCAAACACATTACTTCTTATCTATGGACTCTGTATCCTGGCAATGTGGGTGTAAAGTATGAATAAGAGAAAATTGGACAAATACAATATCAATAAATTCAGATATAGGGAATTATGTGCTTTTTGCTTGCAGTATCAGGATTGGAAGGATGAGCTTAGCAACAATGTCTACTTTTCGGCCATAAAATATGACGGAGCGAAACCATCTAACCATCAAGCTTCCGATACTACAGCTAAACACGCCCTTAGAATGCTCAAGCTTAAGAGAAATTGTGATCTTATAGAAAAATGTGCAAAAGAAGCCACAGCAAAAGCAGGTGGAGAGATATGGAGATACATCATAAAAAATGTTTGCTTTGAGGTTTCGTACAGGTATATGAAAACATACGATGAAATTCCTATCGAAAGAGCGACATTTTTCTCATATAAGAGGTATTTTTTCTATCTCTTAGACCAGGAAAAAGATTAAAGGCATCTGCAAATGCAGTGCCTTTATTTTTTTGAAAAGCAAATATTAAAATACAATTTTGTATTGCACAAACGCAATACATTAGATATAATAATGGTATGGATAGACTAGAATTTGAATGGGACGATAATAAAGAAAAAATCAACATAAAAAAGCATAATATCGACTTTTCGACTGCCGCGTTGGTCTTTTTTGATGAACAACGATTAGAAATGTATGATGAAAAACATAGCAAATATGAAGATCGTTATAAGGTTATTGGAACAATCAATGGACACTTGATGATTATAGTAGTTTCATACACATTAAGAGATAATGGAAGAACAATTAGACTCATATCTGCAAGAAAAGCGGAAAAAGAAGAAAGGAGAGAGTATTATGGCTATTATTAAAAAAACAATAGATAGAACGACAGAGTTAACTCAGGAACAGCTTGAAATGCTTAAAGAAGCTGAAAATACACCTTATGTTTATGACGAGGATAATCAGGTCTTAACTAAAAAAGAGTTGTCACAATTTAGAAGGGTTTCGGATATAATCAAGGAGGAGCGAAAAGGAACAAATAAGCAGAATATCACATTAAGACTTTCACCAAGGACAATAAGCAAAGCGAAAATGCTAGGGAAAGGTTATACAAGCATACTTGCTAAGATTATTGAGAAAGCTTTGGATAATCCGGAACTTACTGAAATACTTATGAAATAAAAAAATGTAGACTTTTTTATATAACTTTGGATATAAAATGATAGTGTAAAATAATATAAACAGAGCCTATAGGGCATTTAAAATACAGCAAGCCTTACCTTCGGGTAGGGCTTTTTTATATGGTGAAAACATGGGCGGTAGGAAAAAAATAATGACCGATGTACCGGTCGTTACTGCTGACAATATAATATCGATTATTCAGAAGGCAATCGGAGATCATAGAGAAAATGCCGCTAAGATACAGGAATTATTTGATTTTGAAGAAGGATTTCAGCCACTTCAGAGAGTAAAGACGTATCGAAGCGATATTGATATAGATGTGACTGATAACATTGCAAATGAGATTGTTGAGTTCAAGGTTGCTTTAAACTATGGAAATCCTATCTCTTTTAAGAAGAGAGGTTCCGTAGATGGGATGATTGAAGCAATCCAGATGTGGAATGACCAGTATTTTCTTACGGATTCGGATTCAAGCAATCAGGAGCTTGCAAGGAACTTTGAGATATGCGGTATCGGAAACGTCTTTATTGATATAAATACCGATTATGAAGAAGGCGATTCGTATTATACAAGGACAATCCTTAATCCCAAGACTTCATTTGTGATCTATTCGTCATATTACTATGACCGTAGACCAATGGTAGGCGTTACTTTCCGCAGGGATGAAGATAAAGAAATACATTACACAGCCTTTACAAAAGACCAAAGGTTTGAGATAAAGAACTGGGTAATCCAGAATCCCGGAAAAGAAGAAATAGCGGTGTGGGAGCATGAAAATAGGAGCGGTGAAGAAAATCCGCTTCATGTGATTCCGATTGTTGAGTATTTCAGAAGTTATGACAGGATGGGATGTTTTGAAAGACAGATTCCCGCAATGAACAACCTAAATCTTCTTGTTTCGGACTTCTCAAATGATGTAGATCAGAATACACAGGTTATATGGTGGGCAAATGACTGCGAATTTGAGACTGTACAGGTCGTAAATGATGATGGAACTGTCACAGAGGAGATAAAACATCCAAAGTCTAATGAATGGCTTCAGACATTTACGACAAGAGATGGCAAAATACCGAAAGTTCAGCCACTTACTGTTAATTATGATTATGCAGGAATGCTGAATAACTATATAACTCAGAGAGCTTTGATACTTCAAAAGTGTAACGTGCCTCAAAGGAATGATAATTCCGGAGGAAGCACAGGCGTTGCGATGAGCGATGCGACAGGCTGGAGCGCAGCTGATATTGCGGCAAACAAAGAAGAAATGATTATCTCAAAAAGTATCAGACAGGAGATAAAAGTTATATGCGCTGCAATAAGAGAGAGTGCGTGTCCATTAGATAGTCCGCTTAGAAAAATAAAGCCATCTGATCTTGAGCCAAGCATAAAGAGACAGAAGAATTATGAACTTTCAGTAAAGACAACAGCAATATCTAATCTGATAAATATTGGATTTAGTTTGGAAGATACGCTTGATGCTGTACCATTATTCCCTGATCCCGCGCAGGTTATTGAGCGCAGTAAAGAGGGAGTTGAGGCATATCAGGAAACAAAGCTAAAGCAGTCCGATAAGAGCGAGGAGAAAGAAACAATTCCCGGTTCGGACGATCCTATATATCAGATAGAGAATAGCCCTAATATAGATGGAATGAACACAGATAATGGCGAAGAGGATGAAAATTGATGAACTTAATATCTTAAACAGTGAGAATACGCATGAAGAGGAGTCTTTTGATTATAAAGATTATATGGAGCATTACTTTGATACTATGCAAATCTCCGAGAAGCAAAAGAGAGAGCGTATTGAAGAAGCAAAAGAGATACTTGATGCAATCTTACTGTTTTTGATATGGTGTGAAGAAAATCCTGAGAACGTGCAAAGAGAAGATACAAAGCGCGATATGGAGAATCTTTACAAAGAAGTCATCTTTCAGAAGGTTGAGCCGGATGATTTTGTTGATATGTACGTATTGTTCTTTATAAACAACCTAGTAGATGTAACGACAGAAAATGAAGGCGATGAATACTTCACATCTGTCGAAAGGGCTGCAAAGATTGCATGTAATGAAGCAAACAGCGTAGTCAATTATTCAGAACTGCAAAGAGCCATTGAACAGGGATATACCTACAAGCAGTGGCATACAGAGCTTGATGAGAAGGTTCGTGAGACTCATCAGGAAATGGAAGGTGTTACCATCCCAATAAAGGAGCCGTTTTTTGTTGGCAATTCTAGGATGATGATGCCACATGACATAACAATGGGAGCGGATGCAAAAGAGATAGTTAATTGCAGGTGTTCGCTTTCTTTTATGGATTAATAGAGAGGGCTTGCTTTAGTAGCCGATTCAAAATAGAAACCCTTTGAAAGCTGTGATGAAGATCATGGCTTTTTTTATTGCCCAAAAAGGAGAAACAGCCATGATTACAAGTATTCAAGCTAATAGCGCAAACGGTGTAGGACATTTAGCATGTGATGACACCTCAGATTACGCAAACCTTTCCACATACGCTAAGTCAAATAACCTTAAGCAAGGAACGGACTGCATTTGTATTGAAAATTCTGAGGTTTTAATGATGAAAAGCTCAGGTGAGTTTAAAAAGATCAATTAAATATAGGTTATGTGCCAAGGATAGTGATTGCAACACGAAAGCGGCAATTCGCAGCCGTTTCCTTGGCTATTTTTATGCGAGTTTACGAGCGGAGGTAAACGACATGAGTAAAGCAAAAGATTTAACGAATATGCGTTTTGGTAAGCTTATTGTTTTAAGACGTGCAGATAATACAAAAAGTGGAAAAGCCCAATGGCTATGTCGATGTGATTGTGGAAATGAAACAACTGTTGTTTCAAACAAACTAATTTCCGGTAAAACATCAAGTTGTGGGAAATGCGATTATATTGAAATCGTAACAGGTGATAAGTTTGGAGAATGGACTGTTATCGGAGATAAAACTAGGCAAAACAATCACGAATATCATTTATGCAGATGCTCTTGTGGACAAGAAAGATATGTTGCACATTATGCTCTTATGTCAGGGAAAAGTAAAAGTTGTGGATGTATAAGAGATAAAGAAGTGGGAAAACGATTTACTAAACATGGCGGACGTAATACAAGGCTTTATCATGTCTGGAACAGCATGAAAGAACGTTGTTATGTTCCCACAAATCATAGCTATAAGAGATATGGTGGACGCGGTATAAGAATCTGTGATGAGTGGAAGAATGATTTTACATGTTTTCAAAAGTGGGCTTACGAAAATGGATATGATGAAAACGCTAAGCGCGGTGATTGTACCATAGATAGAATTGATGTAAATGGTAACTACTGTCCTGAAAATTGTAGATGGGTAAATAGTAAATGCCAATGCAATAATAGAAGATCAAATGTTCATATTACATACAATGGCGAAACTCACAATATTACTGAATGGGCGAAAATAACAGGAATAAATCGCGCAACTATTAGTCAAAGATACAAGAATGGATATACAAATAAAAATCTATTCTCAAAAGAAAGGTTGAATCCTTGGAATAGGAGTAGTTATGGACGTTATAACACTGGCGTTATGTGAAAAAATTGCATCTGGTGCAGTATCAGGTGTGGCAGGAATGTCCGTTGACGGGCAGACCTTAAATATAGAATGTAATGATGGCACTCATCTTGAAATGAATTTTCCTACGCCTGCTGATGGAGCATCGATTGTTGATGTAGATATCACTGCACAGAAACATCTTATATGTACTTTGTCTGATGGAAATACTATAGATGCTGGTGAAGTGCCAACAGTACAAGGATATTCGCCTCAGATAACGGTAAAGAAATCTACGGATACTGCATATATTCTGCATATAAAGGACATAGATAGTGAGTACGACACACCAAATCTTAGGGCAGGTGCGGAATCTGTTGAAGAACTTACAGAGGAGCAGGTGGATGACCTACTCGCGATAATACAATAAAAAGGAGAAAAAATAATGGCAAATTTTGTATCTAACGAAAATGCGATTGAGTTAATGAATGGTATTGCGGCAAAGTTTAATAGTCTTGGTGGTGCGTGGAAGTTTAGAGGTTCTGTAACATTTGCAAATCTTCCTTCTACTATTACTCCAGCTATGGCAGGTTATCTTTACAACTTGACAGATGATTTTACAACAGATGCCCGCTTTATTGAAGGAGCAGGAAAGAAATACAAAGCTGGAACAAACGTTGCAGTGGCAGACCTTACAACTTATGCAGCTGTAACGCCTGTTGGTTCAGAAGATCCATCATCTGAGGGATGGTATGAGCTTGTAAATGGTAAGTATGTTCTTTCAGCAGATACATCTGTTGATAGCGAAAAGACGTATTACAGTGCTGTAGTAGATGTAAAGTTTGACGTTGCTGGTTCTTTTGAAGATTTTGAGAATATCTATGGCATGATTGCAGGAACATTTAGCACATCAGAGCCATATTCAACAGGTGATATTGTAATTCATGAAGGCGGACTTTATAAGTTTAAAGCAGATCATGCAGCAGGTCCTTGGGATGCAACAGAGGTTGACAGCGTAACAGTAGCAGATTTAATCCAGGCAGCAGAACCCGATAGTCTTACATCTGCACAGATAACGGCATTATTGGCACTTCTTGATTAAGAGGAAAAGATATGAGCGAAAAAAACTTTGTGGCTTATGGGGATGCGGAAAGCATCCTCACAGGCTATGCCAACAGAATAAAGCAAAGTCCTACAACATTTGTTGGAACACAGGCACAGTGGAATGCACTTTCATCTTCGCAGAAGGCAGAATATGAGCTTGTAGATATTACGGATGATAGCTTAAGCCCTTCAGGACATGTTGACTGGGAAAGTTTTGGAGAACTTGGAGCTGTTAATTTATTTGATTTCACAATAAATTCTACTGTTGCAAAAGGCATTACCTTTGTACAAAATAGCGATGGCACTGTCACAGTTAGTGGTTCTAATACTCAAGGAAGTGGAGTGGGTATTTTAACAAAAGTACAGATGCTTAAGAAAGGCACTTATATATTAAGCGGATGCCCTTCAATAACGAATGGAGTATTATCTTTACAGCTTTCCGATGAACCGACTTTAATAGGATTAATAGCTGAAGCAAAAAATGGGCAAGAAGTAACATTTACACTTGCATCTGATACTAATGTAAAAATTCAATATTATGCTAATGCTATTGCATCAATTACCGGTTCAGTAACAATCAAACCCATGCTCCGCCTTGCAACAGATTCAGATTCCACATATCAGCCATATGCTATGACTAATAAGCAGATAACTCCTTATGTCCAGGCTATAAGCAATCCTAACCTTTTGGACAATCCTTGGTTTACTGTTAATCAGAGAGGATGGACAACTGGCGGTGCAACAAAAGTTGATACTTTTACTGTTGATAGATGGAAAATAGAAGTTAATAATAGTGACCATGTTGTAACTGTAAACAACGATGGGACAATCACGCTTACCAATAATTCATCAGTAGGTATGTATTTTGATACTGCTTTTCTGCTTAAAGATTTCTTGCTTGATGTTGATACATCTTATACAGCTTCAGTTGATGTTGTTAGTTATAGCGGAGTTGTTAATGTAAATATTGGATTGATGAATGCTTCACCTTGGCGTCGTTTTGGTAATATTGTTATCAATAAAACAGGAATAAACTCAGCAACAGGAGTTGTACCAAGCGGCTTCACAGGGACTTCCTTTAGAGCATTATGCTTTATTCTTAATGCAGGAGCCTCTATCACAGTTCGGGCTGTAAAGCTGGAGAGAGGTACAGTATCAACCCTTGCAATGGACACAGCACCGAATTATCAGCAGGAGCTTGCTAAGTGTCAGAGATATTTTGTGAGGATTAAAGGTTATCCCTCGCAAAGCAACACACATACTCTTTTGGGCATTGGTATTGGTTTTACAGACAGTACAAATGTAACCGCAATAAAGAGTACAGTTGTTGTTCCGACCACTATGCGTCAGTTATCGCCTCTTATGACAATAAGTAGTGCGAGTGACTTTGTTTATGAAACAGGGAATGCTTCATCACGATTAGAAGCAACAAGCGTTTCAGCTTTGACAGGTTGCGGTAATGTGATGTCATACTACATTAGAGGAACTAGCATAACCAACGGACAGACATACTATATGAATTTGAAGCCTAACGCTTACATTGACTTCTCAGCAGACCTATAAAACAAAAGGAAGGAGGAAAAGACCTTCATGGGCGTATATAAATATGACGCAATAAATGATGAATTAATTCCTATAGCTGGCGTACCGTCAGTTCCGGGGATTGAAGATAAAGTAAGTACATATACAGCCGATGCAACATATTGGGATACTTCACCCACCGCAGCTAGTATAAAGCCTGTTACAAGTGGCGGTATTAAGACAGAGATAGATAAAAAGCTCTCAACATACGCCGTTGATAGCACGGCTTGGGATGCAGCACCTACCACAGCAAGCACAAAGCCTGTTATAAGCGATGGAATAAAGACACAGTTCGATTTAGTACATAATGAGCTTTCTGATGTAAATAATATCCTTGGTTCAAAAAATATCCTGCCAAACAGCGCTACAACTCAGGTAATCAATGGTATTACATATACTGTTGCAGCTGATGGTAGTATAAATGTAAACGGAACAGCTTCGGCTGATTCTATTTTGCATATTGTTCCAGGAACGACAGGAAAACTTAGTAATATATTCTCCAAGGGTGGTAATTATATTATCTCCGTAGGAACAACAGGAACGGGAGTTAATGTATTCTTTGGAATAGAATATACAGGTTCGACTTGGGATATTGCAGAATGGCTGACATATTCAACACGGCTTTCAAAGGAAATATATATTGACGGAACGCAGTTAAATAACAGTTCATCCTATATAGAGAGCTATATAAAGGTAAATAGCGGAACTACTGTAAGTAATATCAAAGTATATCCTATGCTTAGACCATCGTCGGTTAGGGATGATACATATGTCCCTTATAGCAAGACGAATTATGAGCTTACTACGGAAATTAGCAATTTAGCGAAACAGTTGGACGATATAACTGTATACAAAACAGATGCTTATTCAGGAACGACTTCCTCTAGTTCTGCCGTGGTCGGAACAGTAACCAACTTGCCAAAAGGCAGATATTTAGTAATTCCTAGTGGATATTCTAATTATGGCGGATATATGAACTCACCTGTTGCAGGATATGTTTCTAATTTAGGTGTAATTGAAAACCCTACAAAAGCAACATATTACGTATATAGCCCAACTTCTAGCGCTGCAACTTGGACAAATTATCAAGTTAATTTTATTAAAATTGGTTAATGGCTAGAGTTAATAAATTGAATAGTTTTTGAATAATCAACTATTTTTCTGGTAAAGAATGGCTACGTTGAAACTCAGGGTTGCACTCCAAGTGGCGTTATCGTTGCGCATTGCCATTGCATACAAGCTACCAGATTTATAGATGCAATTGAGATACCAATCAATATTGCCAGTGTTCCAACCAAGAACACCAAGTGGAGTATAACCCGTTTTTGCAATGTTGTATGTCTGTTCTTTATATCGCTGACCGTTGCCAGTTATGTTTTTTGATTGAACTTCAACAAGTAACTTGTTTTGTTTATCATCCAATAAGTTCTCAAAATTGCTATATTGCGAACTTAAAAGCAACTCAAAAGGAACTCAAATAAGAACTTAAATAATTTGAGTTGTTGAAAGACATTAAACCTTTTGTCAATATAATGGCAGGAGGTGATTTTGTTGGATGAAATAATAAACAAAATTGTAAATGCGATGGATGATTTAACTCCAGAGCAGATACGGAAGTTAAAGAATGTGCTGGTTATAAATCTCAGCGGGCAATACGAACAGAAGAATGAGGTCAGCACAGGCTTGAGTAATTGGGAGAAGTTATTAAATAATTATCTTGGATGTAAGAAGCTTGAAAATTGTTCTAATGGCACTTTGAAAAACTATCAGAGGATAGTTAGAATAATGTATTCCCAGATTGGGAAAGATATAAGGGACATAACGGCTAATGATCTAAGACTGTTTATGGCAAGGTACATTGAACAGAGAAAGATTTCCTCAAGGTACTCGGAAACGATACGACTTACGTTGTGTGCCTTTTTCCAATGGTGTCAGAATGAGGAAATTATAACTGCAAACCCGGCAAGGAAGCTTCAAAGGATAAAAATTCCTAAGATGCTTAAGAAACCGTATACAGCCGAAGAAAGGTTAAGACTTACAAGAGCTGCTAAAAATATCAGGGATATAGCAATCATGGAAGTGCTTTATAGTACGGCTGCTAGATTAGGTGAGATTTTAGCACTAAACAAAGATGACATAAACTTTGTTGGAAATAAAGCAGAAATTGTTATCTACGGGCAGAAAGGCAAGGCGGAAAGAAAGGTTTATCTCTCAGAAGAGAGCGTTTACTTTCTGAAAAAATACTTGGAATCAAGAACAGATGATGATCCTGCGCTCTTTGTTTCATTGCGTAAACCGCATAAAAGAATCGATGAAAGAGCTGTTCAGCGGATGATAAAGGATATAGGTGAAAACTGTGGTATAAAGGCACATCCTCATAAATTTCGGAGAACACTGTTGACAGACATGAGTAAGCGGGGCGCAAGTATTCAGGATATCAAAGAATACGCAGGTCATGCAAAGATAGAAACAACAATGCTTTATGTTTCTGTCAATGAAGAATCGGTTAAAGCCGCATTTGATAGATTTATAAGCTAAATTTTATAGATTACAGGCTTTTGGAAGCTGTCCGAGAGGATGGCTTATTTTGCGTGTATTTTTTTATGAACGAAAAAACGAAAGGAGAAGTATTATGTTTAGACTTATTGAAATCACACGTATTTCGGATACTGAATCTCAGGCGATCTTAGATTTTGAATCAGAGGTTGAAGCAAGTGGAGAACTTCATTCAAGGCTTGGTGCAGCTATGAAAGCTGAGACGTATCAGGCAGAGTTGCTTCTTTTACTTAATAATATCGGTGAGATTGTTGAGAGCGGAAGCCACTTTAAGACTTATGAAGTTGAAGAAGAGATAGAAACAGACGGTGGCGAAACTGAGACAATTACTACCGAAGTTGAGTATGAATTAAGCCCAAGGCTGATTGAGATCAAGGTAACAGACAGCGAAGCAGCAAATATGTCTAAATACAATACAACATTTGATGTTTCAGCAAATTATCATACAAAGCTTGGTGCTGCTAAGAAAAATGCTGATGTAAGGGCAGAGATGCTTAGAGGTATCGATGGTAAAGGAAACCAGGTTGAGTATACTTATTGGGTAAGACCGATAGAAATTACTCCGGAGGAATAAAAATATGCCAGTAAAGAAAGTAAAAGGTGGCTACAAATGGGGCGATAGCGGAAAAGTATACAAGAAAAAAGAAGATGCCTTAAAGCAAGGACGCGCCATAGAAGCCAATAAAAAGAAGAAAAAGCGTTGAGCTTTTCAAGGGCAGATGGTACAGTATAGGAAAAGGTGCTACCCACGATAACGGTTAGCCCGAAATAATGGTAATAATAACCGCTATTTCTCAGGCTGGGCGGTTATTTTATTGTCTGATATTTTTTGAATATAAACAGGGATAAGACATTCCATTACGGAGTGTCTTTTTTTGAGGGCAAAATATGTTTACTACAGCGCAGATTTGGGGATTTTTTGTTGTCCTTATAGGACTTATCCTTACGATATTAAACATCATAGAGAAAGCAATCCTTTTGAAAGCAAGGTCAAAAGAACCACAGGCAAAGTTAGAGAGCAGGATAGTGGCTCTTGAAACATGGAGAGCAGAAGTGAATCAGAGACTTGATAAGGACGAAGAACACTTTGACAAGATTGATGAAGGAAACAAGGTTACACAGCAGGCATTACTTGCGCTAATGGACGCTGCCTTGTCTGATGATGGTAGTAAGGGTGAGCTTAAATCAGCTAGAAAAGACCTATATGAATATCTGTCAAAGAAATAGAAAGGAGACACCATGAAACTTAGTGATTTTTTGGCTGCCTTAAAGAGTCCTAACGTACAGGTTGTTGTAACTGATTTGCAGGATGTTGAAATATGCAAGATTTTTGCAACTTCTTATACAGCACTCGACGAATCAGTGAGTGAAAGGACTATCAACAGATGGACCATCAATAGTGCAACCAATATAGGGATTGTGCTAAATGATGCATAACATTCCATAAAGCTTGCAAGTCAATCGTCCCCCATGATTGGCTTTATCTCCTCCTATAAGGCATCTATGTTTCACCGCATAGATGTCTTTTTTGTCTGCAAAGGCATAATTTTATCCTTTTACTAGGGCGTATGACAGTCAAATGTCATGCGCCTTTTTCTTTGTCTGCCAAGATAAAGACCTCAAATTTTAGCCTCCTGGGTGCGTATCTGTCAAAGGATTCGTACCCTTTCACGCTCAGAGTAATCTGGGCGTTTTTTTGTGTCAAGGAAAAGAATTAGAAACCCTGAGAGAACAGTAAACACGCCATGAAGTTAGAGAAAACTTCAACAAAAAACACGAAAAGGAGAACAAAAAAGATATGAAGAACAAAGTCAGAACCAACGAATTGTTGCCTATTAACTTGCAGTTTTTTGCCGAGGATG